GCCTTTAACGGCGACAACGAGCTAGCGGCGAAAATCTGGAACGAAATGACGAGAGCGGGAATCAGCAATGAGCAGATGCAGAGCCAGATTACGAATGCAGAAAAGAACAGAGTGCGCAAGGAGCCGGAGGCGGCGGAAGCGGTAGAGGCTTATAAGGAGAGAGACTACGACACCTATACGGAGAAGATGGACGCATTACGGGAGAAGGGATACTCGCAGAAGGGGATTGAAAAGGCACTCTCCGGTATGTACAAGGAGAAATACGGCGAGGAGCCGGAAAAAACCTTTGAGGAAATCAATGCGGCATACTGGACAGAGGATGAAGAAATGAAGAAGGAGAAATTCCAGAGCGTGATTGATGCGATGGTGGATGAGAAGCTGAACGGCGCAGAAAGCGGCGCAACAAAGCGGTACAATTATTTGATTCACAACGGGCTAAACAACGAAGCTGTCAACAGTGGCATTAAAACGAGAGAAAAGAAGCTGATAAAGGAGGACAGCTTAATTGAGAAAGGCGCAAAGGCGTACCACATGGGGGATGTTGACGGGTTCTTATCCGTAGTAGACCAATTTCAAGCAAAGCATTACTTTACGGAAAACATTTATGAGGCTATCAAGGAAAAGAGTGAACAGCTTTACGGGACAGACGACACCGGGACATTTGAGGAGATTACGGATGAATTCTGGCAGGAAGGAACGGATGACACAGGTGCAGACAACGGACTGCTTTACAACGCATGGAAAAACGGCAGCGGCGGCACATATCAGCGGATGTGGGACATTCTGGCGGATTCCGGAAAGAAGAACGGAAACATCCGCAGCACCATGAGAGGAAAGCTGAAAAAGGAATACATAGCGGCGAAGCATAAGGGCGACTATCAGATGATGGAGAGAGCGAAAACAGAATTTCTGCGGCTGGGCGGCAAGCCGGAGACGCTGGAGGGATAAGGAACAAAGGGCAGGGGATGACCTTGCCCTTTTTTGAAAAATGGTATATACACAGCTACCTTTGCGCGATATAATAAAAGCAAAGAAGAAAGCAAGGAAGGAAGTGTGTGGAATGAGTGAAAGAGAAATGGCAGTAAGCCTATTGGAAAAGGTACCTGATTACAAGATGGGCTATGTATTGGCATATTTGCAGGGAATTACAGCGGACGAAGCGGCGGATGATGCTTTTTGTGAAGAAATGTTTCAGAATTATCTCAAGGATACTGACCCGAAAAAGGATGAGACTTATTCCTTAGAGACTTGCAAAAAGGAATGGGGGATTGATTGATGTATCGAATCATCCTCAAAAAGAGAGCAAAGAAATTCATTGACAAGCTTCCGAAGCAGGAAAAAATCCGCCTTGTGACAGCGATAGAGCAGCTTCCGAACGGCAGCGACATTAAGAAGATGAAAGGGCATGATGACTTAATGCGGCTGCGTGTGGGGGAATATCGGGTCATTTACACGGTGGACAATGGAGAATTGGTAGTGCTGGTGATTGATGTGGGAAACCGCGGAGAGATTTACAACAGATATTGAAAGAGAAAGGAAAAAGCCGCAGGAAAAGCGGCTTTTTTTGTGCGATTTGAGGGAGGTGTCTTGCACCCGTCTTTTTTAGTGACTTTTGCTGGAAACATCTATAATTTTATATGAAAAAGGTATTGACTTTTTGAATACCATAAAGTATATTATATTTAGTGGTATTCAAAAAGTGAGGTGATGAAAATGAGCCCACGAACAGGCAGACCAAAGACAGAAAATCCAAAATCAACACAGTTAGCCGTTAGGCTGGATGCAGTTACTCTGGAGAAACTGGATGCGGTCGCAGAACATAATTCAGAAACAAGAGTTCAAACCATAAGACGGGGAATTGAAAAACTGTATTCTGAATTAGAAGAAAAATAAAAAGAGTAGCCCATGAGTTTATCTTGGAGGATAAATGGACTACTCACGCACCAAACGAAGGTACACAAATATTATAGCACTGTGCACCTCTGTTTGGCAAATAAAATCGAATGGAGGTTTTGATATGGAAAAGAGAATGCAGGAGATTTTAGAACAGCAGGGAATGCCTTTTGACTACACAGGGGACATACAGACATTGATGGAAAAGGACGACCATGTACTGATGAATGCAACATTTGTATTCATGCTTGGGAGAATCATCGGCATTAGAGAAGAACGGGCAAAGAGAAGGGGGACAAGAGCATGAGAGAGCTTTCTATTTTTGAATATAAGGGAAAACAGGTGCGGACGATTCAGAAGGACGGCGAGACATGGTGGGTGTTGAAGGATATTTGTGGGGTATTAGACCTTGGAAATTCCAGAATGGTTTTTGAAAGACTGGATGAGGATGAAAAGGGGGTAAGTCAGATTGACACCCTTGGTGGCAAGCAAAATATGCAGATTATCAACGAAAGTGGCTTATACAATGTCATTCTGCGCAGCGACAAGCCGGAGGCGAAGCCCTTCCGCAAATGGGTAACAGCAGAGGTTTTACCTTCTATCCGCAAGACAGGCGGATACGGCAGACAGGATGCGGCACTTTTAAAGCTGACGGAGCACGTTGGCAAGCTGACAGAAATGGTGGTAGGCTTATATGAGGATAAGCGGAAGGAGGAGCGGACATTGCCGAGAGCGGCGAAACAGCTGGCATTGGACGGGACGGAGGAACGGGAGCTTTGCGGCGTGACAGAGCTGCTGACCAGATTCGACCTTGCATACGGAGCGGCAGAATTTAATGCCATGATGCGAGAGAAGGGATACATGGAGAAGCGGAAATATGCTAGGCTTTGGGAGAAGGGGGAACGGGAGATTGACATTCTGACAGAGAAGGGCTTGCCTTACGGACAAAACTGCAAGCATGTCAGAAGTTCCAGAGGGGCACAGCCGAAGTATTATGCAGACTGCTTTCTGGTGTTTTATAAAAAGGTAACCGAAGAATGAGAGAAATTAGGGAGGGTGCAGAGCATCCTCCTTTTTCTTATAATAGGGAAAACGGGAGGAGGGAGAAAGCGTGGGGCAGACGGCAGGATATGTTGCGATTATGATTGCGGTTGGTTCTATATTTTTCGAGGTATCGAAAATCAAAATCAATCCGATTTCTTTTTTGCTGAAATGGATTGGGAAGCGGATGTTTGAGCCGATGAACAGTAGGCTAGAAGCAGTAGAAAAGAAGATCGACGAAAACGAGATTGACCGTATCCGCTGGGAGATTCTTGAATTTGCGAACACCTGTCGAAATGGAAAGCGGCACACGAAGGATGAATTTAGCCATATCATTTCGCAGAACGACAAGTATCACAAGATTCTTTCGCTTTACGGCATGAAGAACGGGCAGATTGAAGCGGACTATGCTTACATTGAAGGGCTTTACAGAAAATGTCAGGCGGACAACGATTTTTTATAAAAAGGGAGGACGACATGAAAAAGAGAAAAGCAAGAGCAGATCCCAAGGAGCTGGAATTTTCCAAGGTGATTATGAAGCAGGAAATGCAGCTGCTCTGGATCAACACGATAGGGGTTCTGGGGTTGGCGTTTTACTGCGTACACAACAGCTTTGATGCGGCGTTTCCATGGCTGAGTGCTATGGTGAGCCTACCTTGGGCGGCGTGGGGTGTGAGCAAGACGGGATACACGATGAAAAGCGTGAAGGAAAACACCAGCGGCGGGATAGTTTACGAAAGTGCAATGAGAGAGGAAGGAGGCACGGAATGAAGGATGCAACATTTTTAATGGGAAATTGGTATTTATTTATTGCAGCTTTGGCAATGGCTACACTGGCAGCGGCAGCAGTGGCAAGATTTCTTGCAATGCCTTCTGCGGAGCAGCGGAAGAAGGTAAAGGAATGGTTGCTTTTGGCAGTGACAGAGGCAGAGAAGGAGTTGGGAAGCGGCACAGGGCAGTTGAAGCTGCGGTATGTGTACGATTTATTTTTGCAACGCTTTCCTGCGGTTGCGAAAAGGATTTCCTTTGAAACCTTTTCCTACTGGGTAGACAGGGCTTTGATTGACATGAGAGAAATGCTGAGCAAGAACAAGGCAATTTACCGCATGGTAAAGGCGGAAGAAGGTGCGGAAAATGGTACAGATTAAGGTGGACATTGCCGCAAGAAAAAATTACGGCAACAGAAGAAAAACGAAGGATATTAAGTATCTGGTGATTCACTACACCGGAAATGACGGAGACAGCGCAAAGGGAAATGCGAATTATTTCAAGACGCATATTGTGGAGGCATCGGCACATTACTTTGTGGACGACAACGGCATTATACAGAGTGTGCCGGATGATTTTGCTGCATATTCCGTCGGCGGGAAGAAATATCCTTCCTGCGGCAAGACGGGCGGCGGAAGATTCTACGGCAAATGCACAAACGAGAACAGTATCAATGTAGAGCTTTGCGACACCAGAAAGAACGGGAAATTTGATTTCTCGGAGGAAACACTGGACAATGCAGCCGATTTATGCAGGGTGCTGTTGAAAAAATATAACATTTCTGTGGATAACATCATCAGACATTTTGATGTTACAGGGAAAAACTGCCCTGCACCTTTTGTCAGTGATGGAAAGGCATGGGAAGCGTTTCAGGAAAGGATTGTGGACGAAGTGAAATATTACGAAGAAAAGAAGGACGTGCCGAAATGGGCGCAGCCGATGGTACAGGATATGATTGATAAGGGGTGCTTCGGGGATACGAAGGCACTGCATCTGAGTGATGATATGCTGCGGACGATGGCGTTGATGGAGAGATATCACAAGAGAGGATGAAGCGACGTGAAAAAATTATTTATTTCTCAGCCCATGAAAGGCAAGACAGACGAAGAAATTCTGAGGGAGAGGGAGCAGGCGGTCAGAGAGGCTGAAAAGTATCTCAAGGAAAACGGGATGCAGGAAGAAGTGCAGGTGATTGATTCCTTCTTCCAGAGTGCGCCCGTAGGCGCAAGACCTCTTTGGTTTTTGGGTAAAAGTCTGGAATTGCTTTCGACAGCTGACCTTGTATATTTTGCAAAGGACTGGGAGAAAGCCAGAGGATGCAGGATTGAACACATGTGTGCAGTACAGTACGAATTGCAGATTATCGGATAAGAAGTTATCAGAAAACGGGGATTTGTGATAGGTTGGATTGAAAACCGAACGGTTTTGTAGGGAGCGGCGCATCTGATAGTTTGATATCATGATATCATGGTATCATGATGGCAGGTGTTCTGCTCCTCATTTTTAAAATGCAAAGTATAGTTATCATAAAATGATAGAATCTTGAAAGTTAAGGGGGATTAGAGAGAGACTTATCAGAAAACGGGGATTTGTGATAAGTTGGGGAGGAAAAGTGCATTTATTGGTTTGTTAAAGTTGTAAAATAGATAATTTTGTTGCTTCTATGAACTATTTGAATTATTCTAAGTATAGAAAAAATTTTGAGAATGAGGGCATAAAATGAGAACTAGAGTGAGCGTTTTGAAAAAAGTATTTTTGGTAGAGTGCATTGTAGTGTTTCTTTTACTGTTGTCAAAAGGAATACTTTTGATTGAAAAAACAGAAGTGATGACCTTTATAGAAAAAGTGCAATTTGTTTCAGAACAAAGTATCTGGTATTGCTTTGGAGCATTAAGAAAGGGTGCTAAATTCTTTGGAAGGTTTTGGACAATTATTTTGGGCGGGATTTTTAGTAGCTTTTTAACCACGCTGATTATTTATTTCATTGAATATCTGGATGTTAAACAGGAAAATATGGAAGATTTTTGTGTAGAAGTACAGCGGTTAACAAAAGTTATAAATGAAATGCCTTATCCTGAATTTGGCTATGATGATGAGCTTTTAAAGGAGATTATAAAAGAATTCCATAACATAAAGAATTGTGAAAAGCAGGGAAGGAATGCAATAGTATCAAGTAAGATTATTCAGGATTTTTTAAAAGATGAAAATGAGTACGAAGATGAACTTGATGCAGTAAAACAAATTTATCATGTTGCATCAGAAAAATTTGATGATTGGCTTATGACAGCGATTAGTGTTGGTGATCATTCGCATGTAGATCAATTAGAAACCCTGTATGGAAGGCTGCATTTTTTGACAAAAAAAGGAAATGAATATAAAAAGTTAAGGTTTTACTCAAACCTGCTAGTTCCGCTTAGAGAAACTAGCAGAACCATAAATGAAATTATACAAAGTGTAGTTTGTTGGCATAAGGAAGATGGTTTTGAATGGTTTATTATTAGTGCAGCTGGATTAGATAAATTAAAAGGGACTCTATTTGAGCAAGAGGTTCATGAGGAGAATGGAGAAGAGATAACTTCTTGTTACAATAAATTAGTATATAAGTTGATAAAAGAAACAAACAAAATTTTGAGTGAATTATATAAAACGGAATTTGAAGAACCACAGAAACCATACATACGCAGTATAACAAAAAACATATCAAGCAAATATTGA